TATCATTCAGGGTGCGTCTAAAAAGGGTCATTATATGTTTCATATGGTACCTGAAAGATTGGAACAAATTACTGGCAATCCAAATATCTTAAATTTATATGGTACTTTAATGTCAATAAATGATATAACATATTGGCAGATTAGTGATCAAATGATTAAAAACATGGGTGGTTCTGCCGCAGGTAAAGAAAGTGCTGAAGGTCCCGAGGAAGAAGGTGGATCAGGAAAAGTTACTGCAAGAGGTATTAATTTTCCAGTTTTAGTACATGAATTAATCAAAGGAACAATAGAATTAATTGCATTACAGGGTAGACCCGAAGGTGACTTTACAGATATTGAGAGTACAGAAGACACTTTGGAAAAAGAAATGTGGGATTTAAGATTAGGTCCCGCTATTTGGGATAGAATTAGAAACCAGTTTCCTGAAGATATTCTTACAGATGAAAACAAACGAGAATTACAAAGTTACTTACTACTTGAGATTTTTAAATTACCTGCGAAAAAATTCTTGGTCTTTATGAAAGAGGTGTTATCCGGTTCAAATAGTGGAAAAAGAATGATGAATGAATTAATGGACGGGATCAATAAAATGTTTAACGACCAAGAATATGAGGATTCATTAGCGATGTTTAGAGATGATTTAGATGACGCAACTGAAGAAACAGAAGATAGTGACATCGACAGTTATTTAAAATCAATTGGTATTAGTGGAACAATTGATTTTGGTGATGATGAAGACGAAGATGACGGGGACGTACCAGTCAGAAGATAATTTAAAAGGTGGTTAATCCACCTTTTTTTATATTTATAAGTATGAATTCGAGAATAGAACAATTAGCAGAATATGCAAAAATAATGAAAGACGCGCCATATGCGTTAAGAACATACTTACAAACATACGATAACACACAAAAGAAATATGTACCATTGGAACTTTTCCCTGACCAAGTTCAATTGATTCAGGATTATGAAAACTACAATGAAAACATAACAAGAAAATATAGACAAGCGGGTGTTTCCACGGTAACCTCTGCATGGATTTCAAGAAGATTACAATTGGCTAAACCCGAAAATCCTGAGAGAGTTTTGGTGATTGCGAACAAGAGAGACACCGCAATTGAAATGGCTAATAAAATACGAAACTTTTTAGACCAATGGCCTGAATGGATAAACGTGGGGTTTTCACCTGACAAGAACTCAGAAAGTAGATTTAGATTAAATAATGGTTGTGAGGTAAAGGCGGTTGCAACATCCGCGGATGCACTTCGAGGATATACCCCAACAATTTTGGTGTTTGACGAAGCTGCATATATTGAAGCAGGTGACGATTTTTGGGCTGCATCTATGGCGTCATTATCAACAGGTGGTAAGATTATATTAATCTCTACACCAAATGGATACGATCCAATTTATTATGGTGTATATGACCAAGCAATTCGTAAAATGAACGATTTCCATATTACGGATTTAAGATGGTTTAAAGACCCAAGATACACGAAGGATTTAAGATGGGTTAAATGTAGTGACATTACTCATTATATGTTGAATAGAGAACAATATAATGATGAAGAAGTCGTTATGTATGATTTTGACATAACCAAATACCAAGAATATGAAGAAATGGGTTACAAACCATTTTCTTCTTGGTTTGAATCCATGTCAAAAAAGTTCAAATATGATAGAAGGAAAATTGCTCAAGAATTGGAATGTGACTTCTTGGGTTCAGGTGATGGTGTAATTCCAAATGATGTTCAAGAAAACATTGCCAAAAACATGATTAGAGTTCCCATCGAAAAATACATGCAGGGAACTTTTTGGCAATGGAAAGAACCAATACAGGGTCATCGTTATATAATGGGTGTAGATGTTAGTAGAGGGGATAGTGAGGATTTTTCATCCATCAGTTTAATTGATTTCGATGATAGAGAACAGGTCGCAGAATACGTTGGTAAAATTCCACCGGACGATTTGGCATCAATTGCATATAAATGGGGTGTATTGTATGACGCATTTATTGTAATTGATATTACTGGAGGAATGGGTGTTGCAACATCAAGAAAACTACAAGAAATGAATTATAAACACCTATATATAGATGGTATCAATACACAAAATATATGGGAGTTCAATAAGAAGGTAATGGACAAAATCCCCGGTTTAAATTTTAACAACAAACGAACTCAGATTGTTGCTGCATTTGAAGAACAACTAAGAAAGGGGTTTCAAGTAAGATCCAGTAGATTACTTAACGAACTAAACACATTTGTTTATATTAATGGTAGACCTGACCATATGAAGGGTGCACATGATGACGCCATTATGAGTTTATCGATGGCATTATATGCTGGAGATATTTGTTTCAATCAATTACAAAGAAACGAATCAAAAAATAAGGCAATGTTGGAGTCTTGGGTGATGTCTGAGAGAACATATGAACCAAACAAAACATTTTATTCTTATGGTACATCATTAGACCCTATCGGTTCCATACAAACCGACCCGTCTTTTTATCATCAGGATAACCCAATGAACAATCCAAAATCATCATATCAAGAATATTCGTGGTTGTTCGGTAAAAAGAAAAACATTTCCTAATTGGGAATTAAAGTTTATATTATAATCAAAACTATTTATATACATGGCAGAGAATAATCTTACAGTTTTTCAAAAATTAACAAGAGTTTTTGGTTTTCCGGGTAATAAAACAAAACCTGAGAATAACACCCCGTCGTTTAATTTTTCGAAAGACGAATTATTAAAAACAGATAGTAGAGAGGAGTATGAAAAGGCTCTATTACTGGCACAACAATCACAATATATTGCAGATAAGTGGACTAAATTAGACCAATCTCTATATAATCAATCCGTTTATTATGAACCAAACAGATTGGCAGCATATTATGATTATGAATCAATGGAGTTTACTCCTGAGGTATCTGCGGCATTAGATATATACGCAGAAGAATCTACAACTCTTTCCGAAAAGGGGGAGATTTTAACCATATACTCAGAATCAGATAGGGTTAAAACAATATTGGAGGACTTGTTTAAAGAAAAATTGGATATCAACACAAACTTACAAATGTGGGCTAGAGGTCTATGTAAGTATGGTGATGATTTTGTCTATCTTAAAGTTGACCCTGAAAAGGGTATAATTGGATGTCAACAACTACCAAATATTGAAATTGAAAGAATTGAAGGTGCTGCATCAAAAACACCGGGTAATGATAGAGATATAAAAATCCCAACAAAAGAATTAAGATTCCAATGGAAAAATAAAGAAATGGAATTTCAGTCTTGGGAAATTGCCCATTTCAGATTACTTGGTGATGATAGAAAACTTCCATATGGTACTTCTATGTTAGAAAAAATTAGAAGAATATGGAAACAATTATTGTTGTCAGAAGATGCGATGTTAATCTATAGAACATCGAGAGCACCTGAAAGACGTGTATTCAAAGTGTTTGTGGGGAATATGGATGACAAAGATATTGAATCATATGTTCAACGTGTTGCCAATAAATTTAAAAGAGACCAAATTGCCGACCCAAGAAATGGTCAGGTTGATATGAGATACAATCAGATGGCGGTTGACCAAGATTATTTCATACCTGTTCGTGACCCAGCACAATCCAATCCAATTGAAACTTTACCTGGTGCACAAAACTTAGGTGAAATTGCGGATATCGAATATATCCAAAAGAAAATGTTGGCGGCATTACGTATCCCTAAGGCGTTTTTAGGTTTTGAAGATGTGGTTGCTGAAGGTAAAACATTGGCGTTAATGGATATTAGATTTGCAAGAACCATTAATAGAATACAAAAATCATTAATACAGGAATTAAATAAAATTGCACTAATACATCTTTATCTTTTAGGTTTAGAAGATGAGTTAGGTAATTTCTCATTATCATTAACAAACCCATCCGCACAATCTGATTTATTAAAAATCGAACAATGGAAGGAGAAGGTTACACTTTATAAAGATGCAACATCCGACCAATCTCAAGTTGGTATCCTTCCTGTTTCACACACATGGGCGAAGAAAAACATTCTTGGTATGAGTGATAGTGAAGTAATTCTTGATTTGCAACAACAACGTATTGAAAGAGCAATGGGATTTGAATTACAGAATACACAAAATGTAATTAAACGTTCGGGTGTATTTGATGAAGTAGATGCAAAATATGGTATTCCTGAAGAAGAAAGGGAAGCAATGGATTCTGGACAAGCCGGTGCAGCACCAGGTGGAGATATGGGTGGTGCACCACCACCCCCTCCTCCAGCCGGCGGTGGAGCAGAACCATTAAGTGAATCAAGGAAATCGAAAATTCTTGGAATGTTAGGTGAAGAAAAAATGGAGTTTACCGATTTATTTGATATGGATAGGGCACAACAGAATATTTATGAAATAGAAAATAAAATAAAAGATATATTAAACGATTAGAAATGAACACTTTTGGAAAATTAAAAACAAAAATATTAGGGAAACTTACCGAATCTTATTCATCTAACAATAAAAAGGAGATGAAGAACATTTTAAAGGCAATAAAGGGAAATAATGACTTTAGAGAAATGTACTTGTTCTATGAACAAATAGAAAACAAATATTTTGAAGATAAGGAAGTTGCAAGATTATTTGTTGAAGAGTTGTCTTCAGTTCTAAAAACAAAATCTAAGAAAGTAAAAGAGTTTTCAAAAACTTTAAATGAATCATTAAAAAATGTGGATGTTGAAGAAAACGAAATCTATTCGATACTAGACCAACTTTCTGAAGAAGATACATTGAACAATATTGACAAGAAAGTGATTTCTAAGAAAAAATTGTTTGAACATTTAACCACAAAAAAGGAAACGGTTGTATTGGAGAAGACATTACATACAAACAACGAAAATCTTTTACAGGCAGTGTTGGTAAATAATTTCAATGTACTTTACAATAACAATTTGACAGAAGAACAAAAACAAACATTGAAGGATATTCTGTCCATGCCAGGTGATGTGATTGAAAAGAAAACATTGGAATTGAAGGAAAGTTTAAATGAAAAAATTGACACTTTGATTTCAGAATCAAGTGACTCAGATATAAAAGACAAATTGAGTAAAGTTAAACAAGAGGTTAACAGTAAAAAACCCTCGAGAATTAATTACCACAGTTTGGTAGAATTAAAAAATGGTCTTGATTAATCAAGACCATTTTTTATTTTTTGTATGTAAGTCGCCTTCAAGATTTGGTCACGTCTTTTAACAGATGGTTTAACAAATTCTTGTCTCTCTCTTAGTTTCTGAATTTGTTTTGTCTTATTAACTTTATTCTTATAAAGTTTAAGTGCAAATTCAATGTTTTTTTCGATTTTAATTATGATCATAACATATAAGTATTTCAGAATAATACTTAATATGTTTTTTATTTCAAAATTTTTTATTTATTTTTTATTTACACCATAAAAATAATAGTAGAATATGAAATAAATAATGAAAACAGGAAAATATATTCCTTTAGGTGAATGTAAAGATGTAAAAATAGGATACGGAACAGTAGATTTTAAAAATTTAAAAACAATTTATTTAAAACTTAATTCGTGGGTACAACCAAAAAATGATGAAGATGATTTTGATTTTTTGATTAGTAGAACAAGAAGACTAATTAAAGAAATCGTCTATAATTTGAATAATGAAAATTTTAAACCGCAATGTATTGTGGATTTGGATGTTAAAACTAAAGGAATAAAGATTGAAAAAAGGTCTTTTATGAATTTAGAAATAACATTATATGTTGATAGTTTTTTTGATGTTAAATCAAAGTCTTCAAAAATAATGGTAAAAAGTATTATTGAAACCATAATTGAAAATGGTCTATCCAATAAAAACCTTTTTAACTTTAATAAAAACAAAAAATAACTTATATATCGATGTATTTATATAGTATAATTACTAAATAGATGAAGATATTAGGACCAAATGAAACTGGCAAAGGAATTTTAATCGAATACGATGCCGGTCACGTATCTCCCGAAGACAATAAAAAAATAATTTCTGAAATGAAGAATGTGGACTTTTCTGAAGACCTCATTCTTTATGCTGTTTTGCAAAAATTCGATACACCAAATAAAAATGGTCGAATTTATCCTGAAAATTTATTAAAGAGAGAAAACGAAAAATATCAAAATTTAATAAAAAAGGGAGGAGCGTTAAATGAATTGAATCACCCCTCATCATCACTTATTGATTTGGATAGAGTTTCTCACTCTATTATGGAAACATGGTGGGATGGTAAAATATTAATGGGGAAGATAAAATTATTCACATCACCCGGATGGAAAAAAATGGGGATTGTATCAACCAAAGGAGACCAAGCTGCAATGTTAATAATGAATGGGGCAACATTAGGGATTTCCTCAAGAGGTGTGGGTTCACTTAAAAACATAAAAGGTCAAAACATTGTTCAAGAAGATTTTGAACTGGTATGTTTTGATTTGGTTTCATCACCATCAACACCAGGGGCATACATTTTTTCTGACCCATCAGAAAGAGACCAATATCAAGAGGGTGTTGAAGAAAAACCAATTGTGGATGATAGAATGAAAAAATTAATGGGGAACATTGATAAATTTTTATCCAAATAAAATTTTTATAAACCAATAAGTATTTATATTAAAACAATTAACAAAATGAAAAAAAATGTTATAAGACTAACCGAATCTGAATTAAAAAATTATATCAGAAAGGTTATAAAAGAACAAGCTCAAGCGAAAACTCCTGATTTAGAATCAATAAAATCTCAAGTTGTTGGTAAGAAGATTCAATTGACCGTTGACGGTAAGTTACAAGGTAGTGCATATCGTGATTATTTTACGAAGAAATCTGGAGAAGTTTTAACCACGTTTTTAGTTGATAGTGTTACAGTATCGGGAACTCAAGTAGTGTTAACTGGTAGAGATTTGTCAACCATAGATGCTAGAGGAAATAATCAAACAGCATGGGGAGATGTGTCACAATTCAAAGTGCAAACCCTAACATGGAAAGGATGTCAAGACCCATATTACCTAGTTGCTCGAGGAGTACAAGGGAACTACATGAATGGACAGGCGAAGGAAGCTAAAGCATTCCCGTCAATGATTGATGTAACTAATAAGACACTTACAGATATTTTATTCAATGCTAGTAGTTGTGCTCCCGATATAGATGATGAAAAAGATTTTACACCTTAATAAAAAAAAATAACTATAAACAAAATGAAAAAAAATATTATAAGACTAACCGAATCTGAATTAAAAAATTATATCAGAAAGGTAGTTAGTGAGCAGACTGCACCCGCACCCCAAGCGGTTGACTTAACAAAATTAAAAAATAGAATTATTGGTAAAAATGTTTTATTATTTACCGATGTTGCAGAACCTAACGGCCGTGGGACTTTAGTAAGAATTGAAAGTATTGAATCGAATCCTAAGGGAGGAGTAGTAAT